CCAGATTGAGCGTGATGCTAACGCAATCGCTCAGAGAACTCGTCGTGGAAAGGGCAACATCATCATGTGCTCTGCTGACGTTGCTTCAGCACTGACCATGGCTGGTGTTCTTGATTACACCCCTGCTCTGAACGCTAATCTGTCTGTTGATGACACTGGCAACACCTTTGCTGGTACTCTGATGGGCAAATTCCGCGTCTATATTGACCCATATGCAGCTAACCTGACCACAGGTAACGGAACTCCTGGCAACCAATACTACGTTGTTGGTTATAAGGGTTCTTCACCTTATGATGCTGGTCTGTTCTATTGCCCATACGTTCCCCTCCAAATGGTTCGTGCTGTTGGCGAGAACTCCTTCCAGCCCAAGATTGGCTTCAAGACCCGCTACGGTCTGGTCGCCAACCCATTCGCTGAAGGAACCAACCAGGGTCTCGGCAGACTGCAACTCAACGCTAACCGCTACTACAGAAGAGTTGCTGTTAAGAACCTCATGTGATCTAATTTCACATTTTTCAGAGGGTCCTTCGGGACCCTCTTTTTTTATCTAAATATTTAAAAAAATCATGGCTAGAAAATCTCAGATAGAAAATAGAAATTTTCTATCGCCAACTGGATTTAAATTTGTCTTGAAGAGAGCACCCAAAACAGCTTTCTTCTGCAATCAGGCAAACATTCCAGACATCAGCCTTGGATTGGCAAATCAACCTACATACCTCAAAGATATTCCAACACCTGGAGATAAGTTGGAATTTGGGGATTTAAGTTTGAAGTTTATGGTTGATGAGAACCTTGAAAATTACATGGAAATTCACAGATGGATGACTGGACTTGGTTATCCAGAGAGTCTGCAGCAGATTTATGAACTACAAGACGATACGACAATTGAGCAGAGATATACTGGGAAGAGTATGGATATCTACTCAGATGGAACTCTCCAAATTTTGAACAGCAATTTTATTGCAAATTTCCAAATCTTCTTTAAGGACTTATTCCCATATTCACTTTCAACGCTACCATTCGATGCCACAGCAACTGATATTCAATACTTTACAGCGGACGTAATGTTCAAGTATACTGTATATGATATAGTTGACCTTTCTGGAAATCCCCTATGAGTATTGATCTTGATACTATTCAAGGTATGTGGGAAAAAGATTCTAAAATAGATCCAGACAATTTACATACAGAATCTTTAAATATCCCCGTTCTTCATGCAAAATATTTTGATTTATATAATACGATCAATCTATTAAAGAAAAAAGCAGAGCAACAAAAGAAAAAAATTCGTCACGAGAGATACGAATACTTTACAGGTAAAGCAGATCCAGAAGTTTACGTTGATAATCCATTTCCAAAGAAAATTAGAGATAAAGAAACTCTTCAAGGTTACTTAGATTCTGACGAAAAATTATCTCAGGTTGCTCTCAAAATTGAGTATTATGAAACTCTCCTAAATTATATTGAGAGTATTCTTAAGGTAATCCAAAATCGGACTTATCAAATTAAGAATGCCATTGAATTTATAAAATTCCAGGCAGGATATGGTTGATACTACAAATATAGTAATACAGAAATCAAACGAAGTATTTTTAAAAATAAAAACAGAACCTCATATTGAATATGAACTAAGAGATCATTTCAAGTTTGAGGTTCCTAACGCAAAGTTTATGCCCCAATACCGTGGAAGGAATTGGAATGGGGAAATTCATTTATTTGATATGAGATCCAAGCAAATCTATGTGGGTCTCTTAGATCGTGTTGTTCATTTTTGTGAGCAGTATGGGTATAGTTATAAATTTGAAGACAACAAATATTACGGTCAACCATTTGAGATCAATGAGGGAATCTCATATGAAGGCGTAAAGGATTACATGCAATCTATATGCTCTCACTCTCCGCGTCAATATCAAATTGAGGGAGTATATGATGCACTAAGACATAATCGAAAACTACTGATAAGCCCCACAGCGAGTGGAAAATCGTTGATGATTTATTCCCTTGTAAGATACTATGTGGATAAAGGGCAAAAAATTCTCTTAGTTGTTCCAACGACATCTCTTGTAGAACAGATGTACAAGGATTTTCAGGATTATGGTTGGGATACTGAGTCATATTGCCATAGGATTTATTCGGGAAGAGAAAAAACAAATGAATATCCAGTTACCATTACTACTTGGCAATCTGTCTATAAACTGGAACGTTCTTTCTTTGAGGACTATAACTGTATTATAGGCGATGAAGCTCATCTTTTCAAGAGCAAGTCATTGATTGAGATCATGACTAAACTTCATCATGCAAAATATAGATTTGGTTTTACTGGAACTCTTGATGGAACTCAAACTCACAAGTTAGTTTTGGAGGGATTGTTTGGTCCATCATATAAGGTAACAAGAACTGAGGAACTGATGAAGCAAGGTCATCTTTCTCAGTTAGATATTCAGTGTCTTGTTCTTAAGCATCCACCACAGAAGTTTGAGACTTATGAAGATGAGATTCAATATTTAATTTCTCATGAGCAGAGAAACAAATTCATTACAAATCTCAGTTTAGATCTGAAAGGAAATACTCTTGTTCTGTTTTCTAGAGTGGAAGCACATGGAGCAATACTATATGAAAAGATAAATACTAATAAGCGAGATGATCGTAAAGTATTTTTCGTTCATGGTGGGGTTGACACTGAAGAAAGAGAATTAGTTAGAGAAATTACCGAAAGAGAAAATAATGCTATAATTGTTGCCTCTTACGGAACATTCTCAACTGGTATTAATATTCGTAATCTTCACAACGTAATATTTTCTTCACCAAGCAAGTCAAGAGTCAGAAATCTTCAATCAATTGGTAGAGTTCTGAGGAAGAGTAAAAATAAATCAAAAGCAGTATTGTATGACATTGCAGATGACTGCACATACAATTCAAGAAGAAATTATACACTAAATCATTTAATAGAAAGAATCAAAATCTATAATGAAGAGAAGTTTAATTATGAGATCATCACTATTCAATTAAAGAAATGATAGAAGACGATTTTTATGCCACTATTAAATTAAAGACAGGTGAAGAGATATTCTCCAAAGTAGCTGCTTCTGAAGAGGATGATAGGACAATACTAATTGTTGTAAATCCTATCGTAATATCTGAAATCAAAAGCAGAGTAGGAGTGGTTGGGTACAAGATAGAACCATGGTTGAAGACAACCACAGATGATATGTTTGCAATTGATTTGGATAACGTTCTTACAATGTCCGAATCATCAGACATTGAAATGATTATGATGTATCAGTCCTACGTTCGTCAGTCCAATAAAGAAAAGAACAACGAATCCAAAATTAATCGTAGGATGGGATATCTGTCTAATGTCAATGATGCTAAAGAGATCTTAGAGAAGCTCTATAAAAATAGCTAAATTAACCTTTTAACCCTCACAAGGATAATTGTAATATAAATCAAGAACCTTGTCAAGCATTTGATTACGTGTTATAATTCCTACATAATAATGATAAAAACTTATGATAACCACAGCAGTTATGACCAAAAGAAAGAGGTCAGAGCATTACGTCAACAACAAGGAGTTTCTTGCTGCTCTCATCAAGTATCGTGAAGATAAAGAAATTGCACAGATTCAAGGAAAACCAAAACCTCCTATTCCCCGCTACATTGGAGAGTGTTTCCTGAAGATCGCTAATCATCTATCATTCAAACCAAATTTTGTCAACTACATGTTCAAAGAGGACATGATTTCTGACGGTATTGAAAATTGTGTGCAGTATATTCATAATTTCAATCCAGAGAAGTCTCAGAATCCCTTTGCATATTTCACTCAGATTATTCACTACGCATTCCTTCGTCGTATTCAAAGAGAAAAGCGTCAACTGGAAATTAAAAATAAGATCCTTGAGAGGACTGGATACTCAGAAGTATTTGACGACAACAACACCCTTGACGGGAACAACTACTCCGACTATAATTCCATTAAAGACGCTGTACACTCTAAACTTCGTTACTGAATGAAAGTCGCCATTATCACTGATCAGCACTTTGGAGCACGAAAGAATTCTAAACTCTTTCATGATTATTTTCTGAAGTTTTATAATGATATATTTTTCCCAACCTTAGAACGGGAGGGTATCACCACAGTTATTGATATGGGTGATACCTTTGATAGTCGCAAGGGCATTGATTTTTCTGCTCTTGCCTGGGCAAAAAATAACTACTATGATAGATTGAGGGATATTGGATGTTCAGTAATTACTGTTGTTGGTAATCATACCGCATATTATAAAAATACTAACGAAGTTAATGCTGTTGATCTTTTGCTTCGTGAGTATGATAATGTCCGTGTAATTTCTCAACCTCAAGAGATTAATGTTCATGGATTAAATATTCTATTCGTTCCTTGGATTTGTTCTGATAATCAAGAACAAACATTCAAGATGATCAATAAGTCAACCGCAAATGTTGCTATGGGACATCTTGAACTGAATGGATTCCGAGCACATAGGGGTCATACTATGGAAGATGGTATGGATTGTAAATTGTTTGATAAGTTCACTAAAGTTTTTTCTGGACATTATCACACAAGATCCGATAATGGAAAGGTCTTCTATTTGGGAAATCCTTATGAAATGTATTGGAATGATGTGAATGACACTCGTGGGTTTCATTTGTTTGAAACTGAAACTTTAGAACACACACCAGTTAATAATCCCTATCAAATCTTTAAGAATATTTTCTACGAAGATACTGACTATCAATTGTTTGATACCAGAGATTATGAGGGAAAAATTGTTAGAGTAATTGTTAGAAAGAAAAGTGATTCAAAACACTTTGAACGCTTCATTGATAAATTATATTCCTCCAATGTTTTTGAACTTAAGATTGTTGAAAATTTCCAAATTGAACATGCTGAGGATTTTGAAGCATTTGAATCTGAGGATACTTTAACTATATTGAATAGATATATTGAAGAATCTGAAATTAATCTTGATAGGTCAGTTGTTCGTGGTCTAATTCAAGAAATTTATAAGGAGGCTTGTGAGTTAGTGTAAGCATGTATATATTAACCATCAATGGTAGAGAGACTGAGGGTGCATATTCTGTCTTAGATGATGAAGGGGATCATATCCTTTATCTCTTTGAGGAAGAGGATGATGCCGCCAGATATGCTATGATGTTGGAAGAAGATGGTTACCCTGAAATGCATGTAATTGAAATTGAAGATGAAGTTATGTTTAAAACTTGCGAACTTCATGGATATCAATATGCAGTTATTACCCCCGATGATATTGTAATTCCTCCCAAAGAACATGATTTTATTTAAAAAAATTCGTTGGAAAAATTTTCTTTCCACTGGAAATCAATTTACTGAAGTTAATCTTACTGAACATCATACAAATTTAATCATTGGAACTAATGGTGCTGGTAAGTCTACTGTTCTGGATGCTCTTACCTTCTCATTGTTTGGAAAACCATTTAGGAAGATTAATAAACCACAACTTATCAACACCACTAATGAGAAGGATTGTAAAGTTGAAGTAGAGTTTACTATTGGTACAATTGATTGGAAGGTAGTTCGCGGAATCAAACCAGCAGTTTTTGAAATCTGGAGGAATGGATCTGTTCTTGATCAGTCTTCTGCTGCCCTTGATCAGCAGAAGTGGTTGGAGCAAAATGTTCTTAAGATGAACTATAAGTCCTTTACTCAAATTGTAATTTTGGGTAGTAGCACTTTTGTTCCTTTCATGCAACTTCCTGCTGCTCATCGCAGGGAAGTGATTGAGGATCTTCTTGATATTAAGATCTTCTCTTCTATGAATACCATTATTAAGGATAAGATCCGTCAAATTAGAGAAGATGTCAGAACTCTTGAACTTAAGAAAGAGTCTCTGAACGATAAGGTCAAGATGCAAAATGACTTTATTGAGGAACTTGAAAATCGCGGTAATGCCAATATAAATGCCAATAAAGAAAAGATTGCCAATTTGGATAATGAAATTGGCATTTATATTGAACAGAATAATTCTTTAGAGGATCCCCTTAGAGAGTATATTAGAGAACAAGACGAAATAGTTGGGTTTGCAGAAAAACTAAAAAAACTTGGGAATCTCAAAGGTAAGATCTCGCAAAAAGTATCTACCATTACTAAAGAGCATAAGTTCTTCACTGAGAATACGGTATGCCCTACCTGCACTCAGTCAATTGAAGAGGTCTTTAGAATAAATAGAATTAATGACGCTCAATCTAAAGCAAAGGAGTTGCAATCTGGTTATAAAGAACTGGAGGAGGCAATTAAAGAGGAAGAGGAGCGAGAGCGTCAATTCAATACTCTTTCAAAGGAGATCTCAAAACTAACTAATGGCATTTCTCAGAACAACATTAAAATTTCTGAATACCGAAAACAGATCAGAAATTTGGAAAGTGAAATTCAAACACTTACCAAAAACATTGCAAACCGAAATTCTGAACATGAGAAGTTAGAATCCTTTAAACAAAGTCTCCAAACTACATACGAAGAACTCGCAACTAAAAAGGACTCAATCAACTATTACGATTTTACGTATAGTTTGCTTAAGGACGGTGGAGTAAAATCCAAAATCATTAAGAAGTATCTACCGCTGATAAATCAGCAAGTTAACCGTTATCTTCAGATGATGGAGTTTTACATCAACTTCACTCTTGATGAAGAATTTAACGAAACCGTCCAATCACCTATTCACGAAGATTTCTCATATGCATCCTTCAGCGAAGGAGAAAAGATGAGAATTGATTTAGCACTTCTTTTTACTTGGAGAGAAGTTGCAAAGTTAAAAAACTCTGCAAACACAAATCTACTGATTATGGATGAAGTGTTTGACAGTTCACTTGATGGATTTGGCACTGATGAATTTCTCAAAATTATTAGATACGTCATCAAAGACGCAAATATCTTTGTTATCTCTCACAAAGATGGTTTACAAGATAAATTTGATAATGTCATTAGATTTGAAAAGGTAAAGGGATTTAGTAGGATGGTTTGAGAAGTGGCACAAGACAAAGACTGGGTGGACCGATTCGTTGATAGGATGAGTGACTGGTTAAATTCACTCACGGAGAAAGATGAGACACAAAATTTGGGAAAGTGGACGTACTCCATCGCGGAGGAACGACAAGGGGAAGAAGAAACCCCAAGCAATTAGGCAAGCAAAGGCACGACTCAGACAGTTTAAAAAGCGTCACATGAACCGCTCCGATGGGGCGGTTTCGTCGTATTATGGGTTCATACGAAAGAAATCCAATGGCAGTCCGTCACGAAATCAAATCTCAACTTGCTCGCCTTCTTGCTACTGAGGATCTTGTGGTGGAGCACAAGCAGGTTTCTACTGCTTGCTTTAATGTTCATACCCGTGTTCTGACTCTTCCTTTGTGGGAAAAGGCAAGCAATACTGTTTATGATCTACTGGTGGGTCACGAAGTCGGTCATGCTCTCTTCACTCCCGATGAGGATTGGTTTGATACTGTAAAAGTTCCACAGCAATTTGTGAATGTGGTTGAAGATGTTCGTATTGAGAAGTTGATGAAGCGTCGTTACGCTGGACTCGCTAAAACTTTCTTCAATGGATATAAAGAACTTGACGAAGAAGATTTCTTTCAAATTGCTGATGAAGATATTTCTTCCTTTAATCTTGCTGATCGCGTAAATCTATATTTTAAAGTTGGTAACTTTGTAACTCTGGACTTTACTCCTGAAGAGAAAGAAATTGTTGATTTGATTGCCGCAACAGAAACTTTTGCTGATGCTTTGATTGCTGCAGAGGAACTTTATAAGTATTGTAAAAAGGAAAAGGAACAGCAGCAAAAGGTTGCAGATTGGGACTCTCACGAAACTCAAGGTAATTCCCAATCTCAAGCAAGTGATATTACTGAAGAAAAGCAATCGGAAAGTGAAGAGGAAGGCAAATCTGATTCTTCGCAACCAGAACAAACTAATGAAACTGGATCTGCTCAGGGTGAACAAACTCTCAACACTTCTTCAGGTGATGAAGAAGAACCTGAAGTTCGCACTGCCGAATCTTTGGAAGATAAGATTCGTGATTTGGTGAACGACAGTGGTTCCGAAAATGTTTATATTGAAGTTCCTCAAGTAAATCTTGATACTGTCATCGGCAAAAACTTTGATATTCATAAAGAAATTGATTCTTCCTTTAAGCATCAGCAAGAGCAGCATGATAATTATGGCAAAGAGAATGGTCGGTTGGAATCTGTTAATATCTTTAAATCTGCAGATGAAGAGTTTAAGAAGTTCAAACTTTCTGCCCAAAAGGAAGTGAATTATCTTGTAAAGGAATTTGAGTGCCGTAAGGCAGCAGATTCTTATGCCCGTGCCTCTACTTCTCGCACTGGTGTTCTTGATACTGCTCGCCTTCATTCTTACAAATATACTGAAGACTTGTTCAAGAAAGTGACTGTAATTCCTGATGGAAAAAATCACGGTCTGATCTTCATTTTGGATTGGAGTGGGTCAATGCAACACGTTCTTCTTGATACTTGTAAGCAACTCTTCAATCTTGTGTGGTTCTGTAAGAAAGTTTCTATTCCCTTTGAGGTTTATGCTTTCACTAATGAATGGCGCCGTGGTGAGTATGATTATGCAACTGGAAAGTATCTTTCTTCTGATCGCACTCCTCATTATGAAAAGAAAGAAGGTGCTCTCTGTATTGATGAGACATTTTCTCTGATGAATCTTATTACCAGTAAAGTTTCTGGAAATCAACTTGAAAAGCAAATGCTGAACATTTGGCGTCTTGCTATGTGTTTTAGTGATACGTATCGTTGTTCCTATACTTATCCCAATCGTCTTTGCCTTTCTGGAACTCCTTTGAATGAAGCACTGATTAGTCTTCATCAAATTCTTCCTAAGTTTCAACAGGAAAATAAACTTCAAAAGGTTCAGTGTATTGTACTTACTGATGGTGAAGCAAATCATCTTGCTTATCACAAAGAAGTAAAGCGTAATTGGGAATCTGATCCATATATGGGAGTTCGTAGTATCAATCCAAATAAAACTTTCCTGAGAGATCGTAAACTTGGAACTACCTATAAGATTGATTATGGGTATCACCAATTTACTGATGTTCTTCTTAATAACCTGAAAGATAAGTTTCCTTCTGTGAATTTTATCGGCATTCGTGTTCTGTCCAATGGACATGCTAACCGATTTATTAGTCTCTATTATTCTCAACTTGATAAACAGTATGAGAAAATTCAAAATGATTGGAAGAAACTGAAGAGTTTCACCATCACAAATTCTGGATATGATGCATACTTTGGACTTTCATCCAGTGCTTTGTCTCAGGATGCTGAGTTTGAGGTTGCCGAATGTGCAACTAAAGCACAAATCAAATCTGCTTTTGTGAAGTCTCTTAAAACCAAAAAACTAAATAAAAAAGTTCTTGGTGAATTCATTTCTTTGGTAGCATGAAACAAAAATTTCCTTTTGAACACGTTGTCAAATACGATACTAAAGAAGTGTGGATTGCTTGTAGCAGTGTAATTACTGCTATTGGCATTCCTGCACTTGTTGAGAAATACTATCCTGGTTATAAAGGTCATATCGGTAGCAAGGAGTATCTGGAGACGCTTCGCAACCAGTTGGCAAACTGACCACAGGGGGTCCTTTGGACCCCTTTTTCGTTCTATAATGACTTCAGTTCAAACAAACCCACTTCATGACTCGCATTCAGATGACCGACGATCAAATTCTGACCGATCTAAAGAATACCTTCGGAAAAGAGTTTACTGCTGCTGACGTTCGTGGTTATTGTGCTTCTAAAAATATTTCTTATCCTACTGTCACTAAACGACTGGAAAACTTTAAAGTTGGGCGTGGTCGTTGGAATATGGAAGTGACTCTGGAAAAAGTTCAGGAGATTGAGCGTAACTTTAATTCTCCTGCCGTTCTTCCCACAGCAACTCAAAATCTCATTCCTGATAAAGATGATACCTTCGTCAAGTTTGGTAACTTTAACGATATTAAACGCATTATTCAGTCCCGTCTCTTTTATCCTACGTTCATTACGGGTCTTTCGGGTAATGGTAAAACGTTCAGTGTGGAGCAAGC